CGTGCCAACCGTGAAGTCATTTGACATGGCGCTGGCCGCAATACGAAACACCTTCTGTGGCAGCCACGTGGTTCCAGACCATAGTGCGCCATCGTTGGTGTTTGCACTATCCTGTGTCAGCTCCGACAGCGGGTGAGTGTGCGTGAGTGCAGCCGCGCCTACGTCGGTGTGGCTTATGCCTGCTACCGTGCCACTGAAGGTTGCTGCACCCGCCACCACAATAGACGGCACGTGCAGTTGGTGCGAGAAGGCAAAGCGGTCCTCGCTGTCATCCCACCGAAGGTCGGCCCCGGTGTTGGAGCTGTCCTCGTAGAAGAAGATGGCACCATCGCCATCGCCACCACCGTAGTTGACGTACAAGTTACCCTTGGCAAGTACGTTGCTGTCCCCGAGGATAAACCCACCAGCCGAAATGCTGCCGTCTGCTTCAATAGCGCCGGTTACGTGGAGCTTGTGTGAGAGGTCAAAGCCGACTTCACTGAGATCCCACCGCAACCATGCGCCCTGGTTCGTGCCGTGCTTGAAATACAGTTGGCTATCACCATCGGACCCTCCGTAGCGCAGATAAGCACTGCCCTGAGAGTAAATCGTGCTAGCCCGTGCATAGCCACCGGGCACTTCAAGGTTGCCATTTGCGATGAGCGTGTCGGCTACTGTCAGGTGCGACACGCTTAGGGTAGCACCTGCCCAATCAGTGATATGCGTCACCAAGTGGGTGTGTACTGCGGCCGCTTTGCCCGCCAAGGCGTCGAATACGCCGTTGCTCTCCACAATGTTCGTGCTGGCATCCGTTGGCACCACGTCATACGCTGCCAGCGTGTCTTCTTTGAGGTCCAGCGCCGTATTCATGACCGAAAGGGTCACCATGTTGGCGATATCGGTGTCTGTGACCATGGCTGAGATATCAGCGTTGGTTACCATCGCGGTAATCTCCACGGAAGTCACCATGTTGGCAATATCCGTGTCTGTCACCATCGCAGAGATGTCTGCGGTCGTGACCATGGCCGAAATGTCTGCATCTGTGACCATCGCCGCAATATCGGCGTTCGTAACCATGGCAGAGATGTCGCCATCGGTGACATACGTGGTCAAATCAGCAGTCGTCACCATGCTGGCGATGTCTGCGGTCGTAACCATGGCGGAAATGTCCGCGTCGGTGACCATGGCTGCGATATCGGCGTTTGTCACCATCGCAGCGATGTCTGTGTCCGTAACCATGGCCGAAATGTCGGCCGTAGTCACCATTGCGGAGATATCCGCGTTCGTGACCATGGCGGAAATGTCGCCATCTGTCAAATACGTGGTCAAATCCGTAGTCGTGACCATGTTCGCGATGTCAGCGTCTGTCACCATGGCTGCAATATCAGCATCTGTGACCATCGCTGCAATATCCGTGGTCGTCACGACGGGTGGATTGTTCTCAAAACGTGCATTTGTGCCGTTGTAGGCCAGCAATTCGCCGGACGCGGGGCCAGAAATGAACACATCGCTCAAAACGTGCACCGAATCTGTGGTTTCCACCATGTTTCCGATGTCATTGTCCGTCACATACGTGCTGAGGTCGGTCAATGTGACGTTATTCGTTACTTTTGCCCAGCTAGTCCCGTTCCATTCAACGCCGTCGCCCGACGAGGGGCTGTCTACTGCCGTGTCGCCAAGGTCTGCTAGGTTCTCAACACCTACAGCCTCCGTCACCGGTTCCCAAATGGCCTCTGTCGAGTTCCATCCGAGGAGCTGCCCACTCGCCGGGGCAACGGATGACACATCCGTCGAGTCCGAGAGTACGGTATCCTGGGGAGTCCAGAATTCCCCATCGAATCGCAGGAACTGGCCAACGACTGCGGCTGAGATACCAGCCATGTCGGTCAGATCACTCAGTTCAATTTCGAAAGCGTTAAGTGCATCGGCCGTGCGCTGGATGTAGGATTGGGCGGTTTGCTCTTCGGCATCCGCATTATTGGGCGTGGTGCCGGACATCGTTTCGGCAGCCTTTGCAAGCGCTGCAAGTTGTTCCAGCAATTCTTCCATGATGCTCCAAGAGGATGGGGGGTCAAAAAGACCCCCCGAAGGCCACAGCGAGGCCGGAGGAGGGGGGATCCGGTGCCGGGGCCTTAACTGGCATCCGGTCTATGACTAGGTTTTCTGGGGGGTGAGGGTGAGGAAGGGGGTTAGAAAGGGTAGGTAGTAGCGCTACCACCTCTATACAATTATACCCCTTTCTACCCAATAAGTTCCCAAATATGATAATTCTTTTTCTCTTATTTCACGCTAGCCTGTAAATTGGGCGCAAATGGCCCCTAGCCCTCACCCTGGGCGATTTCCAGTATATAGCTCATTTCGGCTATACTAGGATAATTTCGCTAGAACTTTAGCCTTCTCCCCGGCTAGCGGGCTTGGGGGCTAGCCGATTACCCTTATGCGGCTCCGGGGCTAGCGGGCTGGTGGCTAGCTGGGAAGTTTCTTTTTTGTAGCCAGTTTTGTGTGCACGGGAGGTTACCCGGGCGATTCACGTCAAGGGCGGGCCCCCTGGGGGTCTTGATAATAAAAATTCAATGGGGGCCGCCCTCCTGCCGCTAGCCCCCAGGCGGCCAAATGATTTCTGATAATCAATAACCAATACCCCCGCCGGGCCCCCGGGCCCCCTGGAGGCTAGCCCCCATTCCCTAGACTTCCTCATGATGCCTCGCGATGGGCTAGAGGGTAGCGGGGTAGCGTGTAGTTGCTCGTTGTTTAGGGTAGTACCCTATCACTCCCCTACCCCATGATACCCCATACTTCCTTGTAGTTACCTATCCCTACCCATGCTACCCTCTAGCCCCCTATGATGCCGGGTGTAAACCCCTATAGGGTAGCATAGGGTACTACGACCCATTACTGGGTAGCCTGGGTAACAGTAGGTGGCCAATGGGGCAAAATACCACAATACATGTGGACAATTACCCTAATCTGTGGTACAATGGGGAATGACTAGGCACCATAGGGCACCACAGGACATGGCACGGAAATTGCTACATCTTTCCCTTGGTCCCGGGCCCGGAGGCACTATGGGGCAGCATAAGGAACAACCGGACGCTCAAGGGAGCCGAAGGGAAACATCGGGAACCACAGGGAATCCCGAGCAACAGAAGGATAGGGAATCATGAGGAACTTACTGGAACAACTGGCAACGATGAGCATCATTGAGAATCACCAGGAAGCGATCAGGTACGGCGAGGCACGGAAGGAAAGGATGGACCACGGGATGGAACGATTGACCATCATGCTCCACATCTGGGACTTAGAGGAAAGCATGAGGAACCACGAGGCCGCACTGGAAGCGATGAGCAACAACTAGCCATATTCGGTCCCCAGGGGGCGGAATACAAGGAAGGATGAGGAACAATGAGTAGTCAGAAGAAACAATCGACCTTCGCAAGGAAGCAGAAGGAACAGAAGAGGAAGCTGAGCAACTACTTGAAGCGCTCGGCCATCAAGAGAAGCGTCAAGGAAGTTGGAGGCATTGGGCTCCCTTCTAAGATGCCAGGGTACGCGTACGGGTTGTCTGCGGAACTATGTGGTACGGGTGGGAAACTACGAGGAGTGATAGGGAGCGTCTGTGAAGGATGCTACGCAATGGGGAGCAACTACGCCTATCCGTCCGTCAAGAAGGCGCATGAGGCACGACTGGAAAGCCTGGGTAACCTTGAGAAATGGGTGGACAATATGGGGACGATCATGGACTATCTGGGAAGCGTGCTACCCGATGAGGAGCGATGCTGGAGATGGCATGACTCTGGGGACTTACAGGGAATAACGCACCTGCATGCGATCGTACAGGTAGCGATAAGGAACCCTGGGTGGCGCTTCTGGATCCCGACGAAAGAATACGCCATCGTGAGGAAGTACACGGAAGAACACGCAATCCCAGGGAATCTTGCGGTACGAATGTCCGCGCCGATGCTAAATAAGGCATGCCCGGGAGCGCTGAAGGAACTCACGGGATTATACTCCACCGTGGGGCACGATGAGGAACAACGGTGCCCAGCGTACGACCAAGAGGGATTCTGCGGAACATGCAGGAAGTGTTGGGACTCATCGGAAGCGTGCACGGACTACCCGAAGCACTAGGAAACAACAAGTAACAATGGAGGACGACAATGTACAACCACGACTTACTGGACATTACATACGACTACGCGGAACATCGCTACGTGGTATGGTACGATGGGGTATTTCTAGGACTGACAAAGACTTACGGGGACGCACACTACCTCGTAATCAACTACGTGGTAAGCTAAGCCACAACAAGGAAGGACTGGACATCATGAATACCAACAAGAAACTTTGGGACATTGAGATACGCATCCTGGCACGCCAGGAAACAATAGCACGCGGTGAGAGACGACACGCAGTCACGAAGGACAAGGAGGAACAACGGGTAATCGAAGCGTACATCTGGGACGAACAGAGGAAGATAGGGAACGACACGATCGAACTGGAAACCCTGACCCGTTACCTGACGCAACAGGGAACCGCGTGAGGCATCATGAGGACGCGCAAGGAGCCACTAGCCACTAGCCAGGACAACGCGGAGCGTCAGACCGCTACGGGGAGCGGTAGGCCACTACGCGGGAGCGGGCTAGGGGCTAGCAGGAAGCGTGCCAACTGGACTGAATGGACGAAAAAAGAAAGTGTGAGACGGTGTGAAAATAATGTTAAAGGTGCTTGACAAGCGTGCCGATACCATGGTACAATTGTGCATCACAAGAGATAGAGAACGCACACACACACGATGAAAGGAAGAGCGATGCGATTCAAAAGCAACAACAACCCGCACATGCTGCCCAGGATTCAGTTCCCTGGAAAGTGCCGCACGTGCAAGCAGTCGATCCCTGCCGGATCCCAGGCATACTACCAGGGAGCCAGCATCCAACGCAAGGCCAGCCTGTGGCACGTGACCTGCTACGAACAAGCCCAGGCCGGGACCGCTGACCAGCCGAACACCTGCGATGGTGGAGCCGACCAGGGAGCCGACCAGGGGCAGGACCAGGGAGCCAACCAGGGAGCGGTGCAGGACAACGTGCAGGGTTCCCCGGTGACCCCGACTGACGCCCCGGTCGATCAGGCCGATGCCCCGGGCAGTGGTGCCAAGGGTGACGGCCAGCAGGCTGACGGTGACGATGATGGACAGGCCGATGATCAGTCCGATCAAGGCGACGATGACCAGCAGGCCGATGACGGCCAGAGCGGAGACAACATGAGCGACCAACCCCCGAAGGCAACCGATCAGGTTTGCCCGATCCTCTTCGACACGGTGAAGCTGAACAAGCACATGCACCGTGAAGATCTGTATGAGATCCTGCGGGACGGGTTCGGCGGGTACAACCTGTCGGGCTTGAACAAGGGCAAGCTGGCTGACCGGATCGTCGAGAAGATGACCCTCTGTCGCCAGCAGGAAAGCGACCCCGATCAGGCCGACTCCTACGCCATGAAGCGCAACCAGCGTTCGGTCCTCCGGACGGACGATGTGCTTCGCCGGGTGCTCAGCGTGACGGGCCGTCCCACCGCTGAGGATACCAACGATACGGCGAGGGCCCAACAGCAGGCCCAGCGTGCCATGGACGAAGCGCTCCAGGCCCGGGCCCAGGCAGTGGCTGAAGCGGAAGCCAGGGAGGCCGCTGAGGCTGCCCAGGCCGCCGCCGAAGCTGACGCCGCAGTGGCTCGCCAGGAGGCCAAGGATGCTGACGGCAAGGTCATCGAGATCAAGCTGCCCGATGGCAAGGCGATCACCCTGGATGGCAAGCACCACACGTTCCCGAAGCTGGCGCAACTGGTCGCTGCCGGGATCCCGGTCATGCTGGTGGGCCCCGCTGGTGGAGGCAAGACTGAAGCCTGCCGGTCCCTGGCCCTGGACCTTGATCACAAGTTCTACCCGCTCAGCCTGGGACCGCAGACCACACAGGCCAGCCTGTTCGGGTACACCGATGCGACCGGCCAGTATGTCCGGACGCCGTTCAGGGATGCGTTCGAACACGGCGGGCTGATCCTGCTGGATGAATTCGACCGTTGCAATGAGCGGGTCAGCGTGACCTTGAACGCCGCAGTGGCTCAGCGCTATTGCTCGTTTCCGGATGGCACTGTGACTGCTCATGTGGACTGCCTGATTGTCGCCGCCGCGAACACCACCGGACACGGTGCGGATCGCCAGTACGTGAGCGCCCGTCAGCAGGACGCCGCGACCCTGGATCGCTTCGCCGTTCTGGATTGGCAGTACGATGAATCCTTCGAGACGATGTTGACGCTGGCTCAGGGGCTGGACGAAGCGCTGGCGCTGGACTGGCTCAAGACGGTGCGTGCTGTTCGGGTCCGGGTCGCTGAGCTGGCCCTGCGTTACCTGATCAGTCCCCGCGCTTCGATCCACGGCGCGAAGCTGATGGCCGCTGGTGCTGACCGCTCACTGGCTGAGGACACGATCCTGTACCGGGGTTGGAACGCTGAGGACCGCGCCAAGGTGGAGGTCAAGTAATGAAATTCGAACTCTTCACCAAGGTCTATGATTGCATCGAAGATTTCGCCCGTGAGGCTGAGAACAGCCCCGGCGCGAACAAGGTTGGAATGGGTGGCTGGTCCGGTGGAGTCCGGACCGTGGCTGACGCCGCGCAACTGGCGTACACCGGGTGGAGCGAGGGTGCCCAGCGGGCCCAGCGCCTCCGCCTGGAAGTGCGCGACCGGATCGAGTCCCTGGGTATCGAGGGCATGGAAGCCGTCGAGACCTATGATGTCAGCGGTGCCTACGTGGATGTCGGTGCCTACTGTGAAGGTGAACCGGAGTGCATGGTGGACTTCGACGAACAGATGATGCCCCGCCAGCGGGTCGCCAGGATCTTCGTCCAGATTAACTACAACGGTGGGATGGACGTGCCGGAGATCGAGCGCCGGGGTGTGGCAATCAGCGCGGTCGTGGACGCCCTGGAAGTCCATGGCATGCAGTGTGAAGTGTGGGCCGTGGATTGGGTCAGGCGTGGATACGACCACAAGCCCGCCACGAAGAACGATCCCTGGCCTAGCGTGAAGCGCCATGCGATCTGCGTCAAGAAGGCCGGGCAACTCCTGCCCCTGGATCGCATCGCCTATATGTTAGGTCATCCGTCAGCGTTTCGTGGCCTCCTGGCCAGCGTGCGCTACGCGCTCCACGGGTTCACGTTCGGGAGCGCCGATCCGATGTCAACTAAGATGCAGGAGCAGAATGAAATGTTCTTCCCCTGCCCGCATGAAGATGAACCGCAATGGTCGAGCGATGACGCCGCGATGGACTGGGTTGTCGAGACCGTGGACAAATTCGTAACGGAGGTTACCAAATGAGTATCACTTACAAGACCCGCCGCGCCATCGCCTACGCATGGCTCCTGAGATCGCAGGCCACCTCGCCCCTGTTCGACGGGGCCCTGGCTGACAGGCTCCTGGCGAGGCATGAAGCGCTGATCAAAGATGAACTGAGCCGGGCCGTGGGCCTGCGTGACATTACCGTCGAAGCCATCAACCCGACCGAAACCTTGGAGGAAAAATAATGAGTCGCATCATACGCCGCATCAGCCGTCCGGAGACCGTCACCCAGGCGCTCCCCGACAACATCGCCGTGGCCATGGACGCACGTGCCCGCAGTGGCAAGAGTGATGTCCTGGCCTACACCGGACTGACCGCTACCAACCTGGGCATGTGCTACATGAAATTCATGGAGGATCAGGTCATGATCAGCCGGGCCCGGGCCGCGAACCCTGACATGGATCTGGACATGGACGGGAAGATACCCTCCATGCTGTTCACCCTGTGGCTGGAAAATGCTTTCAAGTCAGCGCCGGGTGCCCTGGTGGATCCGATGACCTGCCCGGTCCATGACATGTTGGTGGATGAATTCATCCATGCTGAGGACGAACATGTGGTGACCTTCAAGGCGGTGGCCTACAAGCTGGACTTGGAGCCCCGCAAAGATCAGACGAACGTCGAGGTCGTGGACCTGCCGATGGATGAGGTGGACATGCTCATGGGCATGATCGGCACGCTGGAGATCAGGGTGGACCACGGTGCCTTCACATATGAAGTGACCGGGTGCTTCACTGAAGAGAAGGCGACCGCCATGCTGGAGCGGGTCGCCAAGATGCCCCTGCCCACCATGGATGACTTCACCGTGGATGACGACAACGATTCGGACGACTCGTGAGGCGCTGGGAGAACCGGCTGGCAGTGGCAGTGCTTATCTTGTTGCTGGTAGCCGGGATGGTGGCCCTTCCTGTCGTTTTGGCAGTGTGCCTTTTGTAGTACACGTGTCCATCTGGACACTGGAGCGAATACCATAGGGTATAGGGGATAGCTATTACTTACCCTTATTACCTTAATAATCAAAGAATCTTTAATAGGGAAACCTGTTAATAAAGGAGAGACAAAGATGAGAACCTATCAGGACAACCGCACCAGTAAACTCCAAAGGGAGATCGACAAGTACTCCAACATGCCAGCGCACCAGATAGCCCCAGGCCAGTACGAACTGTACTGCCCCACGTTCCAGCTAGACCCCAGGCCGCTAGCCTGCGACAGCAACCGGGCCAGCCGCTACGTGGCCAAGGGCATCCTGTCCGTTCACAATCTGCTCGACTCTGAGCAGATGACCCGGGCCGATGATGAAACTGAGGATCTGAAAGAGATGATCATGGAGCACCTGGGTTGCAGTGAGGAAGAGGCGGCTGGATTCACGGTGTGTGGAGGCGAGGAACTCATGGACCCCGAGGATTTTTCGCTTGACATGGACCCCCCAAGCGTGGTATAATTAGGTATGGGTAGAGACCAGACAGGGCCGGAGGATTCCCCTTCGGCCTACCCTCAAAACCGGAGGATTGATATGGAACGGTATTGGGTGTTCATGTGGGAGGGCTGGGAGGCATGTGGAGGGTTCAGCGATTTCGTTGATTCGTTCCCAACCAAGCGAACCGCAGTGAACCACTGCAAGAGAGTGATGAAGGACCGCACCTGCCGACCCAGCCAGGACTGGCAGGTAGTGGATAGCCACACTGGCAAGATCGTAGAGCACGATACCTAAACCGGAGGAAGAACAATGTTTGAAGGACTGAGACACATGGCGACGATCATCAAGCGCATGGATGACATGCACACCACCCTGCGAGGCCAAGCAAAGGGGCTGCGCAGGCTGCACAACAAAGCCGCCCGGCTCACCAAGAAGAACATGGAGCTACTGGCCCAGCGCCAGAACCTGCTCGACCTGCTGGATTCCCGGGACCACGACATCATGGTGCTCAAGCTGGAGATCGCTGAGTTCCAGCCGCTGTCCGACATGGTCCGGTCCACCCCGCACCCTGACTACATCAAGGATGACAGCATCCATGCGGATGTAAAGCTGGGCCCGCAACCCACGTTCCACGCGGACTACGACCTGGGCCCACAACCTACGGAGGCGATCGAAGATGCGTGACCTGCTACAAAATCGGATGGTTCATCTGATATTACTGGTGGGGATGCTGGGCTTGCTGGGTTGCCAGCGCGTCCCTCCATCGTCGGAGGGTGGAAACCAAACCTCCCAGGTCGATTCCCTTGGCACACAGACGGCTCCGATGGACACGGTAATGGTGACGTTCGTCTGGGAGGCGGCTTCGACCGGGACTGACGCCGTGTACTACGTGGTCGAGACATCGGAAGGTTGGCGATACGAGTGCAGGAAACTGAATCGATGGGGCGATGGCAAAATGCGCGTCCCGTTTCACAACGGAAAACCCGGGCGCATACGTGTGGCCGGGGTAGACGCTGACGGTGTCCAGGGCCCGTGGTCTGAGTGGTCAGACCTGTATGCCCCAGGTAGACCGGACGTAGAACGAAGGAGAGATCAATGAGTGATTCCAGTAGCAGTAGCGGGCCGGGCCTCGCTACCCTGTTGACCCTGTTGTTCGTCGGCCTCAAGCTGACGCACGTAATAAACTGGTCGTGGTGGTGGATCCTGAGCCCCATCTGGATTAGCGCGGTGCTGGTCGCCGTGGTCCTGGGCACTGTAGCCATCTGGGCTTGGAAGGGGTAGTCATGAAGATCAAATGGAACCGATGGAACATGTCCCTGGGTACGGAACATTACGCGACCCAACCTGATGCCAAGAATCCTTATGACTCAGTCGCCTCCATCCGGCCACAGATCTATGGTAGCCGGGACCGCGCTGTTGTCGTGGTTGTTGGCAGTGTGGGTGAGGGGAAAGCCTTGGTCGAGCACCTTGCGGAGCACGGGTACATCGGGGAGGGTAAGAATGGGTGACATCCGCAGTGGCAAGGATCGCATGACTGCTGACCACGTCAAGGATCACCAGTCACACTTGGACAAACTCAAGGCCAAGGGTGACAAGGACAGAGACAAGCCTGTGATGACCGCTACCCAGGTCAAAACCCGGGACATGTACGCCGATATGCAATCAAACATGTCGGCACACATGAGTCGCATGCTCAACAAGTCAATCTTTGGGAGGTACAGAGACATGGACAAGAATCAGTGCGCGTACTTCGTGTTCGACAAGCGCACCAAGGACTACGAAGAGTGCAAGGACCGCGAGGAGGCGAGTGAGGTGGGCGAGGCGTGGCTGGACCAGGGTGGAAAGATGGAGGACATCGCAGTGTATGACGTGGACGGAGTGTTCGTGATCAAGCCTGCCCCTGGCTTCAAGATGGAGGTCGAGACGGTGGATGACGCACCGTGACCACTACTCAGTGGTGCCCGAAGCATGGGTTCTACCCAGCAGGGAAGTGCCCAATGTGCAAGCCGGAGCCAAGCAAGAGAAGCAAGAAGTACGGTGGCGTGACTGTCATCATACCCTCTAACATGAAAGCACAGCATGGATGACTGGACTACAAAACCACACCTGACCCCGGGCACTAGGCTGTCCTCAGTCTGGATGAACCAGGGAGCAACAGGCTACCGGGTGGGCGCGAGTGCGCGAACCATCACGGTGGTGCTCGTCGATGGAAAGCACTGGGTGAGGATCACCCCGGTAGACCACCATGGCCGCGAGACGAACGCAGTCTACTTTAATATGGCGTTGATCGAAGAGGTCACGCTGGAGGAGCAGGCATGAAGCACCGATTCGAAACCCGAGTAGTCCAGAACGTCAGCGCTGTTGATGGGAAGGTCGCCTACTATATCGAGAAGCGCAAGTGGCACTGGGGCTTCCTCCCGCTGGAGGGCTGGCTCTACGTGTCCTACTCAATCGCTTCCAATCTGGAAGAGGCTGAGATGCTGGCGATCAAGATCCTGAGCAACCTCACCACCCGTGAGCGAGAGAACGGGAAGATCCTTTGGACTTCCCACAACAGGGAGACGGAGCGATGAAGAAGTTGATCCGCGCCGAGCAGGTGCGACCGGGCCAGGAGTTTGGCCACTTCGGACAGGAGTATCGCCGGGCGACCGAGGACGAAGAGAAGCGGCACCCCTGCCGTGACTTCGCTAAGTCCAGGCCGCTGGTGTTCGGCTACCAGGGCACCATGCCCGTCACCTTCGTGCCGCAAGAGGGCGTGGTGGTGGACGTGAATAAACGACCGTACAAGGGAGGCAAGGGATGAACTTCCGAATCATCCTGTTCAACATGATAGCAGTGGGGATGGCCCTTCTGCTCACGGGCGTCATGCTCGTGAAGGACTTTCACATCATCGGAGCAATTGCTCTTTTTGCTGGCGGATTTTCCGCAGGGTTTTCTACGCTTGCGGCAATCAGTTTCAAGTATTCCGCGCACTACAATCCACGAGTGGAGGAAGAGAAATGAATTACGATCTGATCTTCATGGGCTTCGCGCTTGCCGCGAGCATCATCATGAACATCCTTCTCCTGGGCACCCATGCCAAGCTGAAGGAACTGGTGCAGTCGGGGCTCGACGCCGCTGCCAAGAACCGCTACTCCCGAGTCCCGCTGCGGATTCAGGACGTGCTCGACCTGGGGCTGCGGCCTCGTGGCACTGAGATCTGGGAGAATGGTGAGTTTCGCCATCCCAAAGAATTCTTACGCAAACCGGGCGGGTTCCACCCTGCCAGGAAGAGGTAGTCATGACTGACAAGAACACCACGCCCGAGCCGGAGGCCAAGCACGAGAACATTGAAGTGCCAGCCCAGGTGCTCTACGGTGTGTCCATCTTCCAGTGTGATGATGATCATCCGATCGTCCACGTCACTGGTGAGCCGGACCTGGGTCAGCTCCAACGCATCCTCGTGGTGGCACTGGCCAACATGCAGGCTGACATCATCGCGACCAAGGTGGTCCAGAAAATCGAGGCTTCCAAGAGCCGCATCATCCAGCCGTAGGAGGTTGACATGCAGTCCGACATTCCTGTTGCCAATAGGCGACTGAACACTAGCACCCAGCGTGGCAAGGCAGCGGAGTTGCGTGCCATGGCGTGGCTGATCGAGGCCGGGTACGAAGTATTCCAGCCTGCGTCCGATGACTCACGGGTGGACTTGGTCTACCGTCGCATCAACATGGACGGGGAGCATGGCCCGTGGCTGAGCGCTCAGGTGAAGCGGGTCTACGACAAGAGCGGGCACCCGACCTGCAATCTGGTCCGGTCCAACGGTCAGCGCTACGGCAAGGATGACGTGGACTACCTGTTCGCGGTGTCCGAAACCGAGATGCATGCCATCCCGTTCGCACTGGTGCACCAATACTCCAGGCTGAGGCTCACTAAGAAGTGGGACTTGTTTGTGAAAGGACTGAGATGATACCCCGCACACTGGATGACTTCAAGGGCGTGTCCCGACAGAGTGGAGGACAGATCAACTTCCAAGACTGTCCGGTGTGCGGTTCCGATGGCTGGAAGATGTACGTGGACCCAGAGACAGGCAAGTGGTTCTGTCATGCTGGTGGGCATGGTGGCGGTGGTCAGATAGAGATCGGCCAGCCGTCCCATGTCTCCCAGGTGCAGAAGGGCTTGCTCGACATGCTGGACCCTCAACGTCACGTGGCTACGGTGAAGTGGCCGGAGGTGATCATGCCTCCGTTCCACAAGCTGAGCCACCAAGCACACACCTACCTGACTGCGCGTGGCGTGTCCGATCACATGATCAAGACGATGGGCATCGTTGAAGAGTACGACCGCTACCGTGTGCTCGTACCCTACTTCGATGACGAAGGCAAGCTGGTCTACTACGCTGGTCGCAGGTACTCCAACCACCTTGGCAACGGGCCCAAGTACATGACCAGCTATGGCAAGCACCCCTTGTACGTGCCCCGGCGGCGGGTGCTCAACCTGAAGATCGTGCTGGTCGAGGGCATGTTCGACGCGATAGCGGTGGCGCAACACACTGAATGCATGGCAGTTGCAATGGGAGGGAAATCTCTTCCTAAATACCTCCGAAAGGACTTGACGAACCTCGTGAAAACTGTTAAACTAGAGGTAGGGATGAAACCTACGCTATACATAGCGCTGGACAGTGATGCAGCAGTGACTGCACTCACCATGCCCGACCGCTTACCCCCTATGCCCGTCCGCATGCTACGCGTGGTGCTGATATCCAATGGGCATGACCCCGCTAGCCTGCCGCCCGAAGAACTAAGGAGCGCACTCAATGAGTAAGAAGAAGGTCGCGGTGTTCGTACTGGGTACGTTCGAACGTGACGCCGTGAAGAAGGGGGATGCCCTGACCTCACGGACTATCGAACTGCTGGAGAGGATCTCCAACCGGTGCGGCCTGGACGTGGACCTCGTGTTCGTGTCCCAGGATGAACTGCAAGCCGGGAAGAACAAAGCTGGGATCGGTATCAAGGAGATCCGCAAGGAACGTCCCCGGGTGCTGAGTGAGATTGACGCAGCCAAACCTGACCTAGTATTCTGCTTCGGCCCGGTCGCCACGGCATGCCTGTGGGACAAGGGCAACACCGTCGAGAGTGAACTGCTCCGGCAGTCACATGACCCGCTGGACACTGGCCTCCCGGTGTTCGTCACCTACTCACTGGAGGCGCTGCGCTGGAAGGGCGGGCTGGCCCGGTGGCTGGAGATGGACGTGGAGGCTGCGGTCAACGGGTACACCAAGACCGAGTGGGGAACCTACACTATCCTCCAGCCTGACACCTTTGAGTGGCGCAACTGCCCCGAGGAACTGCTGCTCAAGGACGGGGACGTGGTCGGCCTGGACCTAGAGACTTACCCGGGCCTCGACCCCAACGCCGATGATGCACGCATAAGGATGTGTGTTATCTCCGACGAGGTGGGCCGGGCGTGGGTGATCCAGGCTGGACCTAACTCCGAGTTCCCAGCATGGGTGGCTGACTTGGCCGAGGATCCGGAGATCGCAAAGACCGGAAGCAACATCGCCTTCGACTACCGATGGTTCCGCAGGTTTGGTATCCGCATGACCAACATGCACGACACCAGTACCCGCGAGCACATCATCGACGAATCAAATCCGAAGAAGGATCTCAAGTCACTGACCTTTAGGTATGTCCCGAAGCTAGGCGACTACTCCAAGGCGCACCGGGATCTAGTCCGCGAGCGTGGTGGCAATGACATGGGGTGGGCGAACGTCACTGACGCTGAGCAGTACGATTACTGCGGTGCGGATGGTGAGGCCAGCATCGGAACCTATTGGGGCCAGGAGAAACTGATCCATGCGAACAAGCTGGAGCGCCCCGTCCGGTTGATGACTGAGTTGTATCAGGTGCTGGCCGAGGTGATGCACCGAGGCATCCGGATTGACATGCATACCGCTCATGAGTTGGACTACCTCTACAAGAAGAAGCTGGTTGTCCTTCGTGCCGCAGTCACTGAGGTACTAGGCCCCATCAACCTCAACAGTCCCACGCAGTTAGCCCGCGCCCTCAAGGAAGCGGTGCCTAACATCAAGCTGACCGAACGTGATTGGGTGTCGGCTATGGGAGACGATGACAGTGACCGGGCGGTCACCAAGCGCATGGTGCTGGAGCGGGAGGCGCACAAGCACCCGATCATTCCAGTGGTGCTGGAGTTCCGGAAGTACCGGACCCGACACTCGACGTTCATCAAGGGTGTGCTGGAGAAGCATGGTGTCATGCACGCCGGTGGCTTCTACATCCACCCCAAGTACCGGACCGATGTGGTGGAGACATTCAGGCTGTCGAGCCAGCAACCCAACGGTCAAAATATTCCCCGTAAGGACAACGACGATCCTGTACTGACAGTCAAGAAGATGTACTGCTCCCGCTTCACGAACGGTAGCTTTATGGAAGGGGATCAATCTCAGATCGAGATCCGTACGGCAGCGTGGCTGTCGCAGGACAAGAAGATGCTGGAGGCTATTGACTCCGGCGAGGATATCCATACGGCCATGGCCAGCATCATGCTGAACAAGCCAGTGGATGATGTCACCGAGGAAGAGCGCCAGCTATGCAAGGCGCGGACGTTCCTCATCCTTTACGGTGGCGGTGCCAAGAAGCTAGGCCAGGACTTGAAGATGTCCCGGCGAGCAGCGCAGCGCCTGATCGACGATTACTTTGAGACGTTCACCGGGCTGCGGGACTACATCCAGCAGACCAAGAACCGAGTGAAGGTTGACCTTGAGGTCACCACACCTTTCGGGTTCACCCGTAAGTTTCAACGACCGGAGCGATGGGAATCCAGTGATGGATACCGCATCGAACGGCAGGCTTTCAATACGATCGTGCAGTCAACCGCTGCATGTATCACCTACCTCGCGATGATCAAACTGGAAGAGAGCATGCGGGCCGCTGGCCTCAAGTCTCTGATGGTTGGTCAGGTGCATGACTCGATCTTGATCGACGTGTATCCAGGCGAGGAGGACCAATGCTCCTGGCTGATGAAGAGGACCATGGAGAGCGCGGGCGAACTGGCTCGCGAGTATGGCGTAGCGTTTGACGTTCCACTATCGTGTGACGTTGAACTTGGAACCACATGGGGTCAGCAAAAGAAGCTGATCTTTAACACTGGAGGAAATGCCTAATGGCTATCCGTCGAGGACACAAACTGTCCATCAAAGCAAACGTCAACACCACCCGTGTTGATAGCATCTATCTGGACTTGAAAGAGGATGAGACCCGGCGCATCCGGTTCCTCCCCCCTAACCGTCCGGACGGTGCCCTGTTCACGAAGATCGTGAACCACTTTCGCCTCAAGACTGATGACGAGCCGCCTCGTGGCATGGCTGTCGCGTGCAACGATCACTTCAAGGAAGAAGAGTGCTACCTGTGCTCGCTGAGCAAGGTGCTCAAGAAGAACGGCGACAAGGCCGAGAAGAAGATTGGCGATGACATTCGTGCATCGGCCCGCTTCTATGCTCCGGTGCTCGTGGCTGAGAAAGAGGACGATGGCACGTGGACCTACTACGGTCCCAAGCTGTTGGGTCTGCCCAAGACAGCGGTCGAAGATGTCAATGCCATCCTGCTCCAGCAGGACATGGCTGGCGATGACTTCTTCTGTGATGCTGAGAAGGGTCAGGATGTTCTGATCACCCGTACCGGTACTGGCTTCAACACGAAGTACAAGGCCAGTGCCAGCGGTGCGAAGAACGTGCTCGACCTCATCTACCCTGACTGGGAAGAGAAGTTCATCGAGTCCGTGGACGAAGTTGTCGGACTGAACTTCCTGCCCGTCGAGGATCAACAGGCCGCTGCCCGCCGCACCTTCGGGGATGACCTCGATTGGGACGCGCTGGCTGAGGACTTCAACCTCTAAGTTCGATGGTGACATCCCTGACTAGTCAGGGCGGGGTGTGGGTCGGGCAGGTAATACCTAGGACTGACACCGACAGTGTGATGTGGAGTACCACTAAGAGGATGGGCTGTGTCTACACAGCGAACAACCCCTGTCACCATTGATTGAAAGGACACAATATGAAAGACCCTTGCCAGCAACTCTACGATAGCCTGGATGAAGAAGGGCTACACAGCGCACGCGAGCACACTAGCCCGCCGCAGCGCTTCCGCGCCAGCGAGGCGAACAACTGCGTTCGTCTGATCTGGCATCGACTGAAGGGTGATCGGCCAGCCCCGCGCAACGGGCGCTCGCTGATGTATGGCATCTGCGGTGACGTGGACCATGACCTGACCCGACAACTCTACAACGGACACGGTGTCAAGATCGGTGGCGTCACCTTCGACGATGACAACCAGGGTGTCGAGCACATGTTCTACCGCAAGGATGTAGAAGTGGAGACTCCCCGGGGAACCACGACCGTGACGATCACTGCTCGTGCTGACGGTGAGCTTGAGACCCCGCAGGGCCCGGCTCTGCTAGAGGTCAAGGGCATGGGCTTCTACTACTACAAGTTCCTGAACGAAGCCTTCGAAAAGGGCGGGACTGAGGCAGTACTGGAGCGCCTCGCGGACAAGCACATGTCCTATCTCCGGCAGGTCATGATCACCATGTATCTGTCTGACCACAAACTCTGCTACCTCGTGGTGAAGGACCGGGCGTCAGGCACCATCGGCCTGCACAACAGCGACACTGGTGAGCGCACCGGTATCTACATCGCGTTCGATCAAGAGATGTTCGACGAGACCTTGCAGCGGTTCGCCTACGTCAACCACAAGCTGGTGGCTGGCGAGGCTCCGAAGCCGCAGCACACCCCTGGCTCCAACGAGTGTAGCTGGTGCGAGTACAAGTACCGGTGCCACGACATGATGAAGCGAGAGAAGAAGGGCGAGACCCCTTTCATTATCTATCCCGGTCCCCAGATGGGCGGCTACGAGGATGGTAACCAATCGGGAGGCACCGATGTTTGACCTGACCTTTGACCTGAAGGATGCGGTGCTCGCATACCTCAAGTCCCAGACCAACTACAACACTGCGGCTGTTGCCCGCATGGAGTACGAGACCAAGCTGCAAGAGCAGCGCCTTGAGGCGATGGAGAAGCTGAAGGAGACCTTGGCGGCTGGCAGCGGTGCCATCAACCTGGGTGACCTCTTGGATCCATCGGACGATGACTCATGAAAGTCATTGGGGTCAGCGGCAAGATGCACAGTGGCAAGACCTATGTCACTGACCGACTGATCGACCGTGACCTGGGCAGGCGCTTGTCGTTTGCCGGGCCACTCAAGCGGGACATCCTCAACATGGGCTTCACGCAGAAGGACATCGACGAGAAACCTCCTTGGATGCGGAAGCTGATGCAGGTGTACGGGCAGGCGAAGCGTGCTGTCGATCCGGATCACTGGGTCAACCAGCTCATGCTTGACATCGCGGAGAAGTACCGCACCGAGCAGCTACCCACCCTCTTCGGCAGTGCGGAGCGGGTCATCTTCATCGATGACATCCGCTTTGAGAACGAAGCCGATGCGATCATCAACCTGCGGGACCAGGGTATCGCTAGCCGTCTCATCCGGATGGAGCGCAAGGACTACGACCGTGATGACATCATCGGGTCCGATGACCTGAGCGAGATGGCTCTGGATTACTACCCCGACTTCGACATGACCTATCACGTCCCGAGCGGTGACTTGCAGGGACTGGTTTCTGTGGCTACTTCACTGGAGGACTGGTTGAATGGATGAATTACAAGCCCAGGTGTTGCAGGCGCTCCTCACCAAAGCAGGTTGGGCGGAGTTCGGCATCATCATCACGCCCGACATCATCGGGAACACCAACGTCCGGACTCTTTACACTGCTATCTCTAGCATGCACCAGCGTACTCAGGGGGACATCACCCCTGACTCGCTGGGCATTGACGTGTCGGCCACCTTTAAAGGGGACAGGCTCGACGAACTTCTGGACCTGATCGAACTGGTAGAGAACACGAAGGCGGTGCCACATGACGCACTCCATCAATCCGCAAGACGATGGGCCCAGCGAGAGCTGCTCACCCAAGCGTCCAAGTATGTGGCTACGAATCTGGCATCGCCTGACCTCGACCCCCACGTTGCTCACCATCTATGTAGCCGCGCCGTGGATCTCGTTGAATCAGCGGGTGGCTCAGTCGTGGACCTCGACGACACTGGCTTACCAGGAACGACCGACGATAGGCCAGGTCTTTGTCCTCTTGGCATATCGCCTCAGCTTGATGCTAGCCTCGGTGGTGGCACTGCTGCTGGCGAGCTTGCAGTTCTTCTTGCTCCTCCCGCTCGTGGTAAGACCAGCTACTTGGTGGCGATCGGGGCGAAAGCCGCCCTCTCTGGTAGGCACGTACTCCACGTCACCCTCGAAATCTCAACCCGAAGAGTCGGGCGGCGATTCGATTCAGCGCTCACCGGGATCAAGAGTTCAGGACTTATCCAATCGGTCACAGCGGTTGCTGCGGCGAGGAAGCAGGTCAAGAAAGCGGGTGGCTCAGTCCACATCAAAGACTGGTCCTACGGAGACGTAGGCCCGAACGACATCCGAGGATTAGTGAAGGGTATGCGAGCGATGGGCCAGTCAGTGGACGTGGTGATCGTGGACTACTTGGAACTACTCCAACCCAACAAGGGAGATAACTATCAGCGCCGTGAACAGCGGCACGTCTACGGTATGCTTGGCAAGCAGATGCGAGCCATGGCTGTGTGCCTGGACGTACCGGTGATTACTGCTTGGCAGGTCAACCGCGAGGGAAGTGACATGCACAACGTCGAGTTGCGGCACGTCTCTGAGTCGTGGGACATCATCAAGCACGCTGACCAGATCATCTCCATGAACCAGACGGACGCTGAGCGCGACGAACGCATCATGAGATTGCGTGTGCTCAAGCAAAGGGACAGTACGGATAGGTCAGTGTTCTACTTGCACTCTGACCTCGACCGCATGGTCATCCGAGACAGTTCAGACCCACGAGGTGACACCATTGATAAACCAACCCTTCACTCAGGATGAGAAATACATCCGATACGAAGCATCAGCTAAGATTGTGCTGGTAGATTTCGACGGTACGATTTGCAAATTCTCCTACCCAGCGATGGGCAAGCCACTCAAGGGTGCTCGCTACTTTATGAAAGGACTGATCGACCGGGGATTCCAGCCGGTCATCTGGTCCTGTCGCATGTCGCCGGAACACTACACTGACGAGGAGCGCTTCACCTCCATGGCCAAGATCGCAAAGTGGTGCGAGGAACACAAGATTCCTTACCACTCCATAGACGATGGCAACATGGGGAAGAGGCTCTGCTTGGCGTACGTGGATGACCGGGGCGTGCATGCCAACGGCAACTTCGATGCTATGCTACGACGGGTGGATCAGATCCACGAGGAAGTCGAGCGGTCGCATCGAGAACGAAGGGCCAAGAAGAAATGAAGCATAGCATCGGCATCGACCCAGGGTTGGGCGAGACCGGGCTTGTGCTCTGCACTGAGGACTCACGCAAGGAGCAAGTCCTACACCACTGGCGCACATACTCATGCCCCCCGGCGGACAACGCAGACCTGACCCGAGTGGTTAGCTTGGCTTCGTCGGTCGTGGACACGATCATTGGATGGATAGACGAGGAGCACATCACGGAGTTGGATGTCTGTATCGAACTGCCAGTCTACAAGCACAACGCGCTCACCTACACCAAGCAGATCCGTCTGCTGGAGGAGATCGAGAGCGGGCTGTTCTTCACAGCGACTGGCCTGATCGACAAGATGGTCCTGACCGAAGTCTATCCCACTACCAGCAAGACCCTACTCACCAGCAACAGCCGGGCCAAGAAACCAGAGATGGTCCGGTGCTTTGAGAAGCTGACTGGCTGGACACTGGACGCACCGAAGGCTACCAAGGAAGCGGTGGCCGACGCTTACGCTCACTCACTGGCTTGCTGGTTGCACAACGTATCTGGCAACCGGATGAACCTGACGGACATGCACGCAGCAGCCGTCAAAGAACGGAGATCATAATGGCAGACATTGGGCTGAAGGGGCTGACGGCTGCGGAGTGCAGAGACATCGCAGCGCAGCTTGAGGCCGAGGGGTTCCTGGCCTTGGAGGAGAGGGTGGGGGTCATTCGTGACCCGGCACCTGAGATGGTAGGGAGCCTACACATTCCGGATCAGGCACAGGTGAAGCCGATCCGAGGCACCGTCGTAATGAAAGGTGAGATGATCGCGTCCGACGTACAGGTTGGCGACCGGGTTGTCTTTACCAAGTATCGACCCACGTTGATGGAGTTCCCGCTGTTGAGCGGCGACTCGGTGTACGTGGAGTTGATGACAATCTCGGACATCTATGTCCGCTGGAGGTAGACATGACTCCCGAAGCACAAATCATGATACAGGCCACAGGGTACTTGATGATGGGAATCCATCAGATCATCGCGCTGCTGTCCGTAGCTTTCACCATCGCCATGAGCATCGGCTTCATCAAACAGTTGGAGACTGTGGTCTGGTCGTTCAGGTGGGGGGACTACTGGTTCGAGCGAGCCATGGGCTGGCTCGTACTGATAGTCTACACGATCGGTCTCGTGGCCGGAGTGAAAGTGTTGTTCTTCTGAAGTGCTGGGGTCTTTGATCCCGTAACCTACGTGGACTTTCGCGTATGGGCATAA